CGAGTTCGGTTTCGACCACTTCCTCCTGGCTCCGAAGTTCCGCAGCAACCTGGTGAACGCCCTGGATGCTCAGGGTCGCCCGCTCTACCAGCAGGCCCCTGACATCACCGCGAAGTTCGGCACCGTCCTGGGTGTCCCGGCCACCTACTCTCGCGCCGTCTCCGGCTACGAGAAGGCCAAGACCGCGGCTGCCAAGCTTCTCGGTATCGGAGGCGACTTCAAGGACGCCCTGCGTCTCGGCTTCGTTGAGACCATCACCTACCGTAAGGCGACTGAGCGTGCCGGTGGTGTGGACCTCTTCGACCGTAACATGGGTGCGATTCTCGCTGAGGCCCAGTTCGGCTGGGTCCTGCGTGACCCGCGCGCGTTCGTGAAGATCACCAGTAAGTGACCCGTGTGGTGGCCGCTGGTTTCGGCTGGCGGCCACCCCGTGGCCAGGGATCCTGAGGAGGTGGAGAAGTGACGGTAGCAACACTGGATGATGTTCAGGGGTCGCTCATGCGGTACCTGGAGGAGGACGAGAAGGTCTGGGTTCAGGCGCTCTTGGATCGGGCTGAGGCCCTGATCTTGTCGCGTATGCCTGATGCTGTGAACCGGTGTCGGGTTGACTACAACTTCTCGATCATCATGCGGATGGTGGAGGCCGAGTCGGTCTCCCGTGTCCTCAGGGCTCCTGGCGGCGGCCTCTACAAGTATGAGACTGAGGGTACGTACACCTATTCGGTGAATCAGGCTGTCGCTTCCGGCATCCTGGAGATCACTGACCGCGATTGGCGGGCACTGGATGGTGGCGCCTCGGGCTGGGGTGTGGCTGGCGCTGAGATGGATGGTTACGCGAGGCGCACGCACCTCCTGGGCGCCCTTGAGGGGCCTCTGACGGTGGATCCCACGTATCTGCGTGGCCCGTCAGCCCTTGACTTCGCCGGGGATCATCCCGTGTATGACGAGGATGAGGTGGCGCTGTGGTAGGTTTCCGGCCCCGTCGTGGGCGCTACCTGGAGAATGGACCCCACGTGGTTGAGGTTACTCTCGCCGTCGTCAAGGAAGGCCGTACGGGCCGCAGGTTCGAGCGCGGGGACACGTTCACTATCGACAAGGTCCTTGTTCAGCCTTCCGCTGGTAACGCTCTTAGGGCCACGGAGAACCGTGTCATCCGGGGTGACCTGACAGACGAGACCACCTTGAAGATCTTCGGCACCGGCAGGAAGTGGCCTGGTGGCCCGCACTCGTGGGTGAAGATCGTCAAAGGCCCCGACTCCTTGGTGGGGAAGACGTTCCAGCAGGCTGGTGAGCCCCTCACCTACGACGCGTCCCCCATGACTCGACACTGGTCAGTGCGGTGCGACACGCTCGGAACGGAGTCGCGATGATCGAGGTCTACGACAACAAGCACACGCACGAGGACATCGCCGAGGTGGTAGCCGGCAAGGCTGAGTTCGCGGCCGCCGCCGCTAAGGTGTTCGCTGAGGTCGAGGCTGCCGCCGCCGCTCACATTCAGACCGGCGAGCTGTCTGCATCGTTCAGCCTGGAGCAGGGGAAAGTGGACTGGTCCATCTCCCCGTCCACGGACCATGACGCGGCGGTCGAGTTCGGTCACTACGTATACCAGGACGCGCGTGGACGCCGAACGAAACGAGAGAATGCCAGACACCGCACCTGGGTGCCAGGCATTAACGTCATGCGTGGCGTAGTACGCGCTCACGGGGGGTTCTAATGGCGTACGTCAATCCGCTCCCGTTCATCTACCGGTACGTGCAGGATGCTGCCGCCGCCGGCGCGACTGAGTGGCCCATCCTCTCCAAGATCGTGTGGCGCACCCACGGCGACGTGGATGACCCACTGAATGAGCTCGTGTGCCGAGTCCAGATGACTATCGCGCGCGTCCACCCTTCGGGGCCGACATTCGCTGCGACCCAGATCAGGAGCCGACTCTACATGACTGGGCCTGACGGGGATGAGGTGTCCGATGCCTCCGACGCCCTCGTGCAGGCCATCGAGAAAGCCTGGAGGTCCGGAATGGTGACCTCCGAAGGCTGGGCCACCTATATCGAGTGGACCCAGCTACCCACGCCCGAAACGGACATGGGGACCACCGCAGATTACATCAACATGGTTTCGTCCCTTCAGGTGACGGCCAGGAAGGGAGCCTGATGGCTAACCTCGGAAACAGCAAGATTCAGATCGCGGGCCGCGGCCACGTCTACTACGGCGTGAACGACACTGAGGCCCCCAACCTCGATGGCTACACCTTCGGTGATGGCACCACCCTGGAGGCGAACGGCTGGACCTGGCTCGGTGACACCTCCTCGGAGAACTTGATTGAATTCGAGTCCGACGGCGGAGACACCTCCACGAAGCGCACGTGGGACCGTCAGGGCGTCCGCTCCACCCGAGAGGACGTCACCAACAAGGTGACCATCAACGCCGTCAACCTCGGTGAGGACGTCATGAAGGTAGCCTTCCCCGGCTCCACCTATGACGCCGCGAAGCGCGCCTGGGACATTGAGCTCGACTCTTCCAGTGAGCGCGCCATCCTCGTGGTCGTTGAGGACGGTCAGCTGGTCTCCGGCTACCTGTTCCGCCGCGTCGCCCTGTCCGGCAATATGCCGTCCCTGAGCCTCGACAACTTCACTGAGGTGAAGATCAGCGGGACCCTCCTCTCCCCGAACTCCGGGAAGACCCGTGTCCAGATGCTCGAGCCCCGCACCGTCACCGGCGTTGGCACCGCCAAGCCGACCATCACTACCCTGACCCCGGCCACTGGCGCTGCGGGCGCGAAGGTGGTCATCACTGGAACCAACTTCGATGGTGTCCGGGACGTCAAGTTCGGCAATACGTCCGCCACGTTCGACAAGGATTCTGCTACGCAGATCACCACCTATGTTCCTCGTGGTCTGACCGCGGGCGCGCAGAACGTGACCGTCACGAACAACGTGGGCACTTCCGACGCGAAGCAGTTCACCGTCAACTGACGGCATTATACTAGGGTGGCCGCCACTTAGGGGTGGGTGGCGGCCACCCTTACACCCCTCCCGCCCCACCGAAAGGATACTGCCATGGCAGACAAGAAGGCTGAGAAGCTTCCAGAGTTCTCCACTCTGGATGGTCATGAGATCCTCGTCCCGCCGCATGCACTGCGCCCGTCCGCGCGTATGCGACTCACCGCCGCCCTCGAGCCGCTGATGGATGATGGCGCTAAGACTGTCAACCTCATGAGCATTATGGCTGACGTCATGGAGGTTCTTGAGGGTGGTAGATATATTCGTGACGAGGAGGCATGGGATCGCTTCTATGATGACGCCGGGATTGAGAATGTCGTCAACCTGGTGATGGCCTACTCGGGGGAAGCCGCCGGCGCCAAGAACTAGATGACTTCTTCGAGAGCCATCCGGAGGCTGTAGCCGATTTCTGGGCACTGTACAGGATTGACGTGCATGGCCAGTATCGGGTGGCTCTCGTAAGTCAGCTTCTTGAGCGCCTTCCTCATGAGCCGTGGAGCATGCACCGCGCTATCGAACTCGGAGGGGAGAAGTGGTTCGGGTATTCTCATGACTCGGAGCGCCTTTCTGATGTCTTGGATCGCCTCTCCTTGCTGATTAAGGCCACTGCCGTCAATAAGGCGTCCCTTAGGGATTCCGATATGGTGGAGAGGCCGTCAACTGGTAGCGGGTCGGTGGTAGTATCATCTCAGGATGCTGAGGGTGTTGCGGCCTTGTTTGCGGCGCTAGGTTAGGAGACATAATGGCAGGTAAGGGAACTGTCGGCAAGCTTTCCGTTAAAGTTGTACCCGACCTGTCTGGTTTTGCGCAGAAGCTTCGCGCTGACCTGAAGCGTATCCAGAAGCAGGTTAAGGACCTTGACATTAAGTTCAATGTTGAAGTTGAGCTTGATAAGTCATCTCTAGCTAAAGCTAGGGCGGAGGCAGAGAAGGAGAAACTCAAGTTTCGCGCCAAAGTAGAGACGGAGGGCGTTGAGACTGAGGTCCAGAAACTCAAGCGCCGCATCGAGAACATCCGCGCTGAAGTAAAGACTAATGCCCGCCTCGATGAGGCATCGAAGAAGGAACTTGAGGAGCGACTGAAGAGCATTCGGTCGCAGGTCCGCCTTTCCACTAACGATGCAGACCTAGCTAAACTGCATAAGAGGGTTGCTGATGCCGCAAAGGACATCAAGGCTGACATTGATCTGAACAAGGCTGCTGAGGCGAGGATCCGCGAGCAGATCAAGGCCCTGTCTCAGAATATCCCTGTAGGGGCACGCCTCGACTCTTCCTCAAGGAAGAGGCTGGAGGCCCAGTTGCAGGCTATCCGAGCCAAGGTTGATGTCGACGCCCACCTCACCGAGGGGCAGAAGAAGCAGATTGAGCACGAGCTCAACAAGCTCAAGGGTAAGGCCACAGTCAACGCCGACCTAGATGACGGCAAGGCTCGCTTCGACCTGGCCAGGCTCACTCGCGACAGGTGGGTGACCATCAATGCCCGACTCGGAAAGGCTTCCATAGCCAGGGTGGCCGCCCAGTTGAAGGCGCTCGCCGGCGGTAACGTGTTCGAGTCTATCGGCCGTAACCTGAATGACTTCCTGCGTAACCTTGACACCGCATCCGTGAAGATCGGTGCAGTGTCGACGCTGATCGGCACTGCGGTATCGACTATTGGTGCTGGTCTTGGGGTGTTCTCTTCCCTCAGTGTGGGTCTCGCTAAGTCGACTCCAGCGCTCCTGGCCCTCCCTGGAATCTTCGGTGCCGCTGCTGCTGGTGCTGGTGTCCTTATCGCTGCCCTGAAGGATACGAAGACCGTGTTGGCTGATCTTGGGCCGGCATTCTCCGACCTTCAGAAGCAGATCTCCGGATCCTATTGGGGTCAGGCTGCTCAGCCGATCCGCGACTTTGCGAACGTGGCTATCAGGGAGCTGTCCCCTGCTCTCAACAGCATTGCCACGAATCTTGGTTCCATGACGGCAGCTATCGCGGGTGCGGCGAGCGGTCACATCCAGGGTTTCCAGCGGTCTCTCAACTATCTGGCCCAGGCCCTCTCTGTCGGTTCGGCAGGGGCAGCTTCCTTCACTAACGGGATCCTCACGATGGGTGAGGTTGGCGCCAAGTTCCTGCCCAGTATCGCCCGCTGGGCCAATGACCTCGCGGCATCGTTCGAGCAGTGGGCAACCAAGGCCGCCGCCTCTGGGGCCATGGAGCAGTCCATTAGGTCGGCTGCCCAGGCTTTCGGGACGATGAAGGACATTACGGTCGACCTAGCTGGTATTGTCGGGGGCCTCTTCAAGGCCATGGCTGCCGGCTCGGCCCCCATCGACGCTATCGCCGCAGCCTTGGACAGGGCGAACAAGGCGGTGAATGGGCCGCTGTTCCAGTCCACGCTGGCTGACCTGTTTACTTCTATGGGCACTGCCGCTGGCTTAGCGTTCCAGGGGGTCGGGAGGCTGGGTGGGGCGTTTGTGTCCCTCGAGCCCACCTTGGCGAAGGTCCTCCCCCTGATTGGGGAGGCGATGAAGGTTGCGCTCGAGGGGATCGCCACGGCCCTGGAGAATCCGGCCTTCCAGAGTGGCCTGGTTGATTTCTTCAATGGCGTTCTAGCTGCGGTGCAGGCGTTGGCTCCGGCTATGCCGGCGTTGGGTGAGGCGTTTGGGGCTATAGCGACAGTCGCGGGTACGCTGCTTGCCGCTATCGCTCCTCTGGTGGCCCAGTTAGTTGAGGGGCTCGCCCCGATTCTCCAGCAGATGGTCCCGATTCTCACTCCGATCATTGAGCAGCTTGGGGCTGCCCTGGTGCCGATCATCCAGGCCCTCATTCCGGTGATCCAGGCGCTAGTGACTGAGCTTGGTCCCGTTGTCGCTGAGTTGTTGCCGCAGATCCTTCCGCACATTGTGACGATTGTGCAGGTCCTCTCTGCCGCCCTGATCCCGGTGATTCAGGCGGTAGCTGCCATTACGCAGGCTCAGATCCCCGTCATGGTGGGCGCCTGGACCGTTATCTCAACCACTGTCACGAACGCGGTCAACCTCATTCGAGGTGTTGTGAACACCGTGATGGGGTTGCTGACTGGGGACTGGTCTAGGGCCTGGAATGGTATCAGCCAGATCGGACAGGTTGTGTGGAACCTCATCAGTACGTCGTTCCTTGCATTTGCCAACCTGCTACGTATATCGGCGCAGGTCTCCTGGAATGCGATCACGGCTGTCATCCGGGGCGCCTGGAACATCATCTCCTCTGTGGTTACGACCGGGATCAACCTGGCGCGTAGCGTTATCAGTGCTGGCTGGAACTTCATCGCCAGTGTCACCTCCTCGGTCTGGAATACCATCCGGAGTGTCGTATCGTCAGCCATCAATGGGGTGCGGAGCATCATCAGCTCCGGCTGGAGCTTCATCACCAGCCTTACATCCTCCGCCTGGAGCGGTATCAGGAGCGTTGTGTCCTCCTCCGTCAATGCAGTGCAGAATTTCATCAGCTCCGGTTGGAGTGCCGCTACCAGTCTCACTTCGTCTGCCTGGAACGCCATGCGCGCTGCAGTGTCGGCTGGAGTCAGTGGGGTAATCAGCTTTGTAAGCTCCCTGCCGGGTAGGATCATGGGGATCTTCTCCGGCGCAGGGTCCTGGCTGATCACGGCTGGTCGCAACATCATTCAGGGATTCATTAACGGGATTACCTCGATGTTCGGGGCTGTGCAGAGTAAGCTCTCTAGCCTTACGAGCATGCTCCCCTCGTGGAAGGGTCCCGCTCCGGTTGATAAGGTTATCCTGAAGGATGCCGGGCAGTTGGTCATGCAGGGTTTCATCGATGGCCTCGAGTCTCAGTACGGGGCTGTGCGAAAGTCCCTTCAGGGTTTCACGGAGGACCTGTCGAGAGATGTGGCTCCGGAGATCGCTGCGTCTGTGTCTACGTCGTTCGAGAAGGCGAGGCCACGTAAGGACTCACTGAACGCTTTGGCGTCGAGCTCCTCGGCACAGGATGAGCGCCGGGCTGCCGGGACGGTGAACATCACCAACTACTACCCGCAGGCCCAGAGTGACTCTAAGACTCGCGACGATGTTGCTGATGGCATTCGTCTCGCTTCAAGCATCTAGGATGGGCGTATGAGTAGTGAGTACTTCCTGAACGGGGTCGACCTTGACCAGCCGGGTAGGTGGAGGGTCATGCAGGGGACTCTTCTTCCTGCCGTTGCGGCGCCTCGCCTGCATTCGACGGAGGTGCCGATCCGGAGTGGGATCCTCGATGGGGCGGGCGACCGTGTTGGTACGTTCAAGGTGACTGTCGCGTTCATGGTTGAGGGCGTGGATCGCGCTGGCCTTGATCGTAACTGGCAGGCTCTCGTGGCGTTTCTGAGGTCCTCAAACAGGCTGGCTATCCTGCAGCATCGCCCGGCGGGCGCTAGCCCCAGGGAGGCGCTCGTGCGGCTTGTGAGCATGTCTCAGCCGTCTTGGAGGTATGGGGAGTGGGCTATCGACTCTACGGTCGTGTTTGAGGCTGTGGAGGGGGTCTGGAAGGATGTGTCGCCCGTGGAGGCTCCGCTCACTGACCTCAGCGCGCTTGCGGGCGGCGCGGCACCCATATCCGATGCTGTCCTGCGCCTGTCGCCCACCGCTAACACGGCCACGATCCTTGATGTCACGTCCGACACCTCGCTTACGTGGCGCGGCGTGGCTGCCGCTGGGCAGCATCTTCTGGTTGATGTCGCCTCCTACTCTGCGTGGAGGCAGGATTCCGACGGCTGGGAGCCAGCACAGGGTGCGGTAGACGCTTCCGCTGAGATCAGCATGTCCCCAGGCGGGCTGACCCTCACTCCCAACCATGAGGGCAATATAGTCCTCAAGGTGACGGGGGCGACAGGCCATATTCGTGCAAGGAGGGCGTACTGATGCGCCGCTCATACTTCCCGGGCATGCAGCTGCGCGCCGTGGCCTACGAGGTTCAGGGCGCCAAGATCGGCGTCGTGCCTGACGTGCTTGAGATGACTGTCACTACCCCTATGGGGAAGACTCCCACCCTGTCGATGACTTACGCGCCCGGCCCGAAGGCTGTCCGCGGAGGTGTTCTCGAGCGTGAGGTTGAGGTGGCCATTGAGGCGACCTTCGATGGCAACTCCTGGGAGGAGCTCCCGGACGCCCGCTTCGTCACACAAAAGACTGAGCATAACCTGGTCAATGACGGGACCCACTCCCGCAAGGTGGAGGCTATCCATGTAAGCGACTACCTCAAGGAGGCCTTAGTCTGGTCCGTGCCGGAGGTGGCGAAGGACAAGGACGGCAAGTACAAGTTCCTTTCCCGTAACGCTGGCACCATCATCAGCACTATCTGGGGTAGCGCCACCAAGCGCGGGTGGGGGCCTGGGCTGACGCTGGACACCAACATAGCCAAGGACTCAGCTGGCCAGGACTGGGAGAAGGTAGTCACCCTCCACTTCGACCCGACGATCACCCTCTTGCAGATCGTTGATTCCCTCCGCTCTCTCGGCATGATCGACACCGTGTGGCAGGGACGCACCCTGAAGGTGTACAACGCCGACAAGACGCAGGCCCGGGACCTGACTGAGTCGAAGCGCTGGCCCCTGGCCACCAGCCTGTCAGGGGCTCCCGAGGTGCGCACGTGGTCAGACATGTGCACGGACGTCCTGGTCAAGGGCGAGGGCGGCTTGACGTGGCTGATCCACAACGACCTCGCCCCCAGGTCGATGCGCAGGGTCGAGAAGGTCGTGGAAGCCGGCGGCGTGGAACTAGAGACCACTGCGCGCATGGTGGCAGAGGCCACCCTGAAGTCTGGCGCCCACGTAAGCGAAGAGATCAAGCGTGAGTGGGTCGCCACCGACGTGCACCTCCTCCCTTGGGTTGACTACCGTCTCGGCGACTGGCTCATGGTTGAGCGCCGCGAGGGCATGGAGCGCCTTCAGGTGGCGCAGGTGAGCGTCACCCAGAAGAATGGCATGGTCACTGGGCACACCACCTTCGGGACTGTCCTGGACAGCCTTCTTGGGCGCCTGACGAAGAGGACTAAGGGAATCGTCGGCCTGGCAACCACCGGCGGCTCTGGCGTGCGTCCCGCTCCTCCTGCATCGAAGTACTGGCCACTACCGCCCCAGGGCCTTTCGGGATCCAGCTCGGTAGTTATCAAGGCTTCCGGGTGGCCTGCCGCGATTGTCAACCTGACATGGTCCAAGGTGGAGACAGACACCCTTGGGAGCAGGGTTGATGTGCGCTCCTACGAGATCTCGTGGGAGGATCCTCGGTACAACGTGAAGGGGGCTGGGTCTGTCACCATCCCCGCCGCCGACTCCCCCTCGGTCGCCATCCCCGACCTCGAGGTTGACACGACATACATATTCAGGGTTAGGGCCACCACCAGTGACGCCACCGGGGCTTGGTCGGCACCCTTCCGCATCCACACGACTACCGACGGGGAGCCGCCTCCGGTCCCGTCTAAGCCGACACTGTCCCAGTCGCTAGGGATCCTTGATGTGTACTGGGACGGCAGGGGCGCCCAGGGGCAGGGGATGCCGGAGGACTTCGCAGGCATTGAGGTGTCCGTGCAGCTGCCCGGCGTGCCCGCCTCCACCCTCATGTCGCTGCCCACGCCCCTGCAGAGGACCGCTGTTGCGGGACTGGAGATCAAGGAGTACGAGGTCCGATTGCGCTCGTACGACCGGTCGGGCAACAAGTCCGCCTGGAGCGCCTTCGCTCGTATAGCCCTTGAGCAGTCGATTGACACGAACAAGATCGTCCGCTCCGTGGAGGAGAAGCTGGCTGCCAGTGACGTGGTCCAGCGGGCCGCCCGCGAGGAGGCCCTCAAGCAGACCCAGCACCTTTCCGAGGCTATGACGAGGGTGGCGCTATCATTGGTTGAGACAGGCCCCTACCCTCCGGACAGGGGTGAGGTCGACAAGACTCAGTGGGTGTCACCGGACGCCCGAGTGTTCACCCTGAGGAAGAGAGGAGACTGACATGCCCTACAGCCCTAACGTATGGAAGGACGGCTTCGATGGCCGCACCCCCATCACCGCCGCCGCCCTCACCAAGATTGAGGAGGGAATTCGGGCTGCCAGCGCCACCGCCGACTCCACGATGGCATCCCATGATGAGACCAAGCGCCAGACGCAGGCTCTCTCCACCAAGGTGGGATCACTAGAGAACCTTATTCGCACCATCCGCGACCAGCTGGTCCCCATCGGGACGATTGTGGCCTACGCTGGCCAGACCATCCCCGACGGGTGGCTGTTCTGCTACGGGCAGGCAGTGAAGCGCCGCGACTACCCAGAACTGTTCAATGCTCTCGGTACGACCGCCGGCAGTGGGGATGGTTCCACTACCTTCAACATTCCAGACTGGCGCGGGAAGGTGGCCTACGGCCAGGGGGGTGATGGACTCATGCTCCCGAACGTCACAGTCGGCGAGAAGGAGCACACCCTGACCGTGAACGAGATGCCGTCCCACGGCCACGAGATCGTGGACTCCAACAACGGCAACAACCGATGGAAGGCTGCCGCAGCAGGCCAGGACATCGGCATCAACGGCAACGGCTACACGTACGCCACATCCGCCGGCACCACAGTTGAGGACAGACGCCCCTACGCCAACTATGTCGGCGGCAACCAGCCCTTCAAGATGCGCCCATACGGCATTACCGCCTACATGATCATCCGGGCTAAGTAATGGCTGAGATCAAGGACGAGTATATCCAGTGGCCGGGACCGGCCACCTTCCCCTCAGCCACCTCCACCCCCGCCTATGACCGTAGCGCTGACGGCAACACTACTGTCCACTCGCATCGGGGCTGGGAGTGGGTTGAGTCGTCGGACCCGTTCGAGCGGGCTGCCGCCCAGCTGGCCCAGTCGACCATCGAGTCTGCTGTCACCCGCATGCGCACAAACTTCGGTCAGATCTACTACCAGAAGGGTGACGCAACGACCGAGCCCGGCTTTCGCGGCGAGTCCGCTGGCGACACTGCCCGCATCCAGGATCCAGGCACGCTCAATATCGTTGCCGAGTGGAAGTGGAACGGCGTCAAGTGGGAGCGGATGCGCGTCACCAGCGAGCAGATCAGCAACCTCGACGTGGGGCGCCTGACCGCAGGGTCAGCCGCAATCACGGAAGTCGTGTCACGGAAGATTGCCTCCGACGTCGGCAAGTTCATCCAGCTGACGACCGACCAGCTCACAGTGACCGGAAACGCGTCCTTCGTTAACGCCACCGCGAAGCACATCTGGACGAGGATCATTGAGGCCAATGAAGGCGACTTCGCGAAGATCAAGGCCGGGATGATCGACGCGAACGCAATCACCGGCGACAATATCCGGGCCGGGGCCCTGGACGGCAAGGTCATCACTGGAGCCCTCTTGCAGACGTCACGTGAGGCTAACCGCGGCCTGAAGATCTGGTCAGGAGGGATGACGACCTACGACAACAAGGGCCGACAGACCATGCACATTGACGGCAACACGGGAAGCATCCGCATCTCCGGGCATATCGGCCGCGCAGACACATGGTCAGAATGCTACTTCAATGACCTCGTGTGGGAGACTACCGGTACCGACGTGGACCATGATGGGGCGCGCATCGGCGTTGGACTGGCGTTCGACTCCAAGATCGACAACTGGAAGAACGGATCCATCGCCCTGCGGCGCGACGCCAAGGGGGAGCCGTCACTACTGTTCCAAGCCCCTGTCAAGAAGGCTGGGAATAACTATCAGCCCACCATCACGATGGGGACCAAGTCAATCGACATGGATATCGGCGGCACCCGGGGCCGAAAGAACGCGGGCATCTGGCTGGATGACGAATCCTTTATGTCTAGGTGCTCATGGGGTGTCCTGCGTCTCACCAAAGGATCCAGTGGGTTCTTCAACAGTAATGACGATATTGTCGTCGGATCCGCCGACGCCGGCTCGTGGGTTCGTGACCCGACCAACTTGTCTGTGGCGCTGTGGGCTCGGAGGAGCCAGGTCGGGATCCAGGCGGGGGGCAAGACGCACCTGTGGGTTGACGTGTCTGGAGTACACATTGGGGGGACCAAGAAGTTCTCCATGTATGTGCCGAAGATGTCCAAGGAGCGCGGTGGCCTCATGCTGGAGCACTCTGCTACCGAGTCGCCGTATGACGGGATCGAGTACTGGGAGAGTGTCACCCTGGATGGCCATGGGGCGGCTCGGTGGGTGCTGCCCGACTACGTTCCCGCCATCGCCTCAAAGAAGGCTCCCTGGATCGTTCTCACCAGTAGCGGCGCCCGGGCGACCCTGGACCGGTCTGGCGACCTGTGGCACGTGGACGTTACCGGTACTCCCGGCGAGACAGTGTCAGTCCTCGTCAAGGGGGCTCGCATGATTGACATGCACCTCGACGCCCACGGCGAGCCGTCGATGAGAGACTATGCTCGGGAGTCGCCTTGGGCGCTCCCGCCGGTCGAGTCGGGCGCCACGCCTGCCTCAGAGGAGGGCCTATATGCTGCCCCCTATGGCCCCAGCGCAGACAGGAAGGAGTCACGCGACAATGAGCCAGAATAGTAACGTACAGGTAGACGCTATGGCTGTTATCGACGCCATGGCTGCGGAGATTGCCGCACTCACCAAGAGGGCGGTGATAGCTGAGCAGCAGATCGCTATGCTCACCAGAACCAATACTCAGGAGGAACTATGACAAATGCTGCTGTGACCGACGTCCAGTGGTCACCCAACTACTCCAGCGGCCGCCCCTACGGCGACGTTGACTCCATCACGATTCACCACTGGGGGGTCGATGGGCAGTCCCACCAGAACGTGGTGAACTACCTCTGCCGCGATGACGGAAACTCCTCGGCCCACTACGTCGCCAGTGCGGGCCGCGTGACCCAGCTGGTGCACGACTACGATCGCGCCTGGCACGCCGGGCCTGGGGGTAACCCCCGTTCCATCGGCATCGAGTGCCGCCCCGAGATGTCGTCCGGGGACGTGCAGACCGTGATTGGCCTCATCCGCGCCATCCGCGCTGAGCACGGCAACCTGCCCGTTGTTGGTCACCGCGACTGGATGGGCACCGAGTGCCCGGGGCGCTGGTACTCGCACCTGTCGGAGTTGTCCAATGGTTCGGGATTCGGGGCTGTGTCTTCCCCGGCTCCCCAGGTGGACGTCAACCCGTACACTGGGAAGTGGAACAAGAGCGACGGCCAGGGAGAGCTCCGCTGCACTGGGATCTTCGGCATGGCAACCATTGGACGGCTTCAGCAGGTCATGGGGACCACCATCGACGGGATCCTTGACGCTGATGGGTCTCCCGCCATCGAGCGGTTCCAGAAGTTCCTGAACTCTGTGGTTCCTGCTGACACGCAGATCGCGCTGAATGGGTACCCGGCCCTTGAGACTGACGGGATCCTCGGGTCCAAGACCTGGAAGACATTCCAGTATCTCGTGATCGCCTGGCACAAGGACTACCTGCCCTCAGGGTGGGGCTTCGAGGACTGGGTTGACGGCGAGGCTGGAACTGCCACGATTGGGGCGCTTCAGCGAGCCCTCAACAACTCCAGGTCCGGCTCCGGTCGTCTGTGGTGACAATGTAATTCTGTCTGACGGCAGTACACTAGGGGGTGGGGCAGAAGTCCTGCCCCCTAGTTTCTCAAGAAAAGGGGTGAGTGCATGAGCATTTACGCTCGCGCCTCGTTCTGGTCCGGCCTGATTGATCGCGCCGTGAAGACCTTCGCCCAGTCTCTCCTGGGTGCAATTGGTGTCGGTGTCGGCATTTTTGATCTTGACTGGAAGGGCGCCCTTGGTATTGCCGCGTCCGCCGTCCTGGTCAGTGTCCTGACCTCCTTCGCTGACTCGAAGGAGACCGACAAGGCCATCGCTACCGCTCCCGGCGAGTACGAGCCGCGCCACGCGGGCTGAGTGAACCATGCAGCCAGTAGAGAGCTTCCTGCCGGTAGTGCGGGCGCTTACGTCCCCTGATCTCGTTGCGGCTACGGTCGCCCTACTGGCTGCACTGGTCGCTCGTCTCGCAAGTAGACTGAAGAGGCAGCAGCAGAAGGCTAATGAGCGCATGGATCGGATGGCGGTTCATGTGGCTCGAGCTGCTGACGCTGCCGAATCTGCATCCGAGGGGGTGCACAATAATCACTCTACGAACCTGCGAGACGACCTGGATATGCGATTCGATGACCTGACTTACAAGATGGATGCTCTCGCGGAGGCCGTGGGGGCGCTGCGTGACAGTGTTGGGGAGCAGGCGCGCAGGCTTCAGGGTCTTGAGGGGCAGATTGAGGGCGTGCGCAATGATGCGCGCACTGACAGATCTCATCTTTACGAAGAGGTGTCTAGCCTTCATGATCGGATTGATAGAGTGAAGGCCGTAACGAATCGGCATACGGAGGCATCGTGACCCAGGGGTACGCACGCATTACGGGCAGGGTGGTTGGCCCTGAGGGGCTCGGCCGCATGGGGACACTGGAGTTCACTCCGCTCCCCCGCTATGAGGGTGTCCTTGAGGATGACAGTCATGCCCTCATAGCTCATTATGCTGTGGGGCGTTTCCGTGAGGATGGTGTCCTTGTTGGGTTCGATGGGGCGCCGGGGCTTAACGTGGCGGCGCCGCACTCCCTTCCGGATGGCGAGTACAACTATCGTGTGTGCATCAACATCCCTGGAGACACGGGCCTGACCCGCTGTGTTGTCGCCCGCGTTATCGCCGGAACTACTATCGACACCACCGAGCTGTTCGGCGGCACCCACACTGAGCGCCCGGCGCCTCCGCCGCCAGTTAACCCTAGAGTTCTGGACACAGGTGGCGGGGTGCTCACTGCCGTCAACACTGGTGAACTGATCGAGATTGAAGACGGACTACTCGCATGGAGGACGAATGACTGACCTGACCTGGTACAGCAAGGAGCGCGCTGACAGGACTTTCGCCACGAAGGAGGATCTTGCTCGCATCGGCCAGGGCGGCAGCCCGACGCCTGGACCTGACCTTTCCTTGTACGCCACGAAGGAGGAGGTTAGTCGCGGCGACGGGGCGCTGTCGGCGCGACTGAGTTCTGTCGAGGCCACCACGGCGGGAGCCATGCAGACCGCTGCCGCGGACGCCAAATATGCGACGAAAACTGACCTTCAGGATTCCGTCCAGTCTCTCGGCCAGCGCATTGACTCTGTGACTTCTGCGGCTGCCGGAGCCGCCACGAAGGAGGAGTTGGGGCAGTACGCCACCAGCGCTGTGGTTGCAGAGACGTACGCAACTAAGGAGTCTCTCGGCGACTACCTCAAGTCGACGGACGCTGCTGACACGTATGCGACGAAGTCTGCGCTAGCCGCTGCGCAGATCGCCGGTGGCGGGCAGGCGGCCCCTGACCTGTCTGGGCTGGCCACGAAGGCGGAGGTGAGCCAGGCCGACTCTGCGCTTGGCACCCGCATCGACCAGGTCAAGGCCACCGCTGATGCTGCGGCCCCGATGAGTGCTCTGGCCGGCTACGTGAAGACCTCTGACGCTCAGGCCGCGTACGCCACCAAGGCTGAGTTGAGTGCGCAGGCTACCTCCGCCGGCACCGCCTACGCTCCAGCCTCCCTCGCACAGGAGGTGGCTAAGGTCAAGGAGGTCGCTGACGCTGCTCTCCCCAAGGATGTCGCCTCCACCACCTATGCGACCAAGGAGGAGTTGACCAACGCTCAGCTCACTGGGGACGGGAAGATCCCGGACCTTTCCGGCTACGCCAAGACGTCCCAGCTGGGGAACTACGCGACCAAGGCCGAGCTCGCCTCGTACGCCCGCTCCTCCGACCTGACTGCCGTCTCCGCCAAGGCTGACGCGGCACTACCCAAGGAGGAGGCCGCCGCCACCTACGCCACTAAGGATGAGGTGACCGCGGTACGGGCGGCCATCCCGGAGGCCCAGGACCTCTCGGGCTACCTCACCGCAGAGTCCGCGACCGCGACCTACGCGACCAAGGCTGACGTGGAGGGTGTCCGCTCCGCTATCCCCGCCGCTCCGGACCTGTCCTCGTACCTGACCACTGACGCTGCCTCCAAGGCCTACGCCACGAAAGCGGACCTCGCCCAGGCCCAGGCCGGCGGGAAGGTCGACCTGTCGGGCTACCTGAAAACCGCTGACGCTGACGGGAAGTACGCCACGAAGGATGCCCTGAGTGGCGTAGAGGCTAAGGCGTCGGAGGCTTCCTCCAAGGCCGCCACGGCGGTCCAGCCGGACGCCCTGAGTGCCTACGCCACTACCGAGACCCTGGCTAAGGTGAAGCAGGCCGCGGAGGCGGCTGCGGAGGCCGTCGCCCCCCCATTCCGCTCCGGCGAGCGCTACTCGTCCCCGGTCACCTACTACTGGCCTGACTACTACGACGAGGCCAAGGGCACCTCGAAGTGGGCGAAGGCCCTCAAGGCAGGTGGCACCCTCGGTATCGTCATCCTGAACAAGGACTCGGGCAACTGGGACGAGAAGAACGAGGACTTCGGCAAGCAGGCCGCCCGGGCGCTCGCCGCTGGCGCCAGACGTGCGGTCTTCTACGTGAAGACCCAGTACGGTGTTGCTTCGCTCCCCTCCAACGACCCTGCCCGCAACGGGGTGCCGAACCCGGACAAGTACACCAAGG